CATAGTTTCGTTCTCCTTTTTTCTGTATTTTGGTGTGCCGTCGAGGTTCCTTGCCTCGACCAGCCTGTTGAAGCCCCCGCCTGCGGCGGGTTCCGCTACGATGTCAACGGATAAAATCTTGCTAAACCCTACGGCGGTGCGATGCGGCCTGCCCTCGTAAGTGGCCTCTGCGCCCCGCTCTATCAGGGTATCTATAGACAGTCCGATGGTATCCAGCACGCCCGCATCGTGGGCGGCCTTCAACTTTCGGGCAAGCGCCTCGTCAACGATTTTCAACGTACCCTCAAGGGCGCGTCGTGCTTTGCTCCACTTCGGATTGGCGATGCTGCCAACCCACTCGCGTGCAACGGAGCGCATACCGCCGCGCTCTCTGTATTCCTCTTCGGTCAGGTGATTGTCGTAGACTTTCGCCCCTTTCCACATATCCACACTCGCAGCGACGGCCTCCACTGCATACAGCAGGCCGTTCCCGCTGACGATGTAATCCACGTCGTCGACCGTCACGATAGGGCGGTCTTTCGTGGGGCCTATGATGGTGATTTCCCACTCGCGCCCATCGAATGTCTCGCCCTCCGTGACACGCGGGGCGATACTGCCGACATTCTGTATGGCCTCCTGCACTTCCTGGTAGACCATCTCCACCTCGTAAGGCTCACCCCATACCATTTCGCCGTCTTTGATTTCGTATGGGTATGCCATAAGCGTGCCGTCTTCCATCTCGGCAACCATATGGTCGAGGAATACCTCCCGTACCCACGACATATCATCGCCGCCGTGGTCGATTCGCCACTGCTTTCCCACCCGTTCAAGGAGCGCGTTGAGGCTGGGCGCTTCGGCTTCTTTTGCTCGTTCGTCTGCTTTATCCATCTGGCTTATAATCCTCCTTATCCAGCTCCTCCCGGCGTCGCCTCCCCACCCATCCCAGGCAATGCGCCAGGTAGTAGGTTCGCCGTCTTCGAGCTTGTAATGTTCGTCATGATTGACGCCGTGGCGGGCAAAGAATGAGTTCATCCGCCGCGCCGTTTCAGGACTGACTGTACGTCCGTTACTCAAATCGCGGGCACGTGCAACGCCGGTGTCGGTCATCCCGCGCCCGTATTCCTTTCGCCATTTCAATGCCCGCGCCGCTGCCTGCTGCACCCCCTTCGGCGGCGTGAAGTCGATTCCGTCGTACTTTGCAGCTTCGGTTTCCCTTGCCACAACACCGTTTGCCTGTACGAATGCAGCAGCCTCGCAATCGTCACCACCGTCATCCCGGCATCTCTTGTATGCCGAATTCCAGACCGCTACCCACTGCTCGCGCTTCTTTTTGCCCATCTTCTTTACGTTATCGGGCAGCTTATCATCATCCGGGCCGCTGTAAGGCATTATTGTGCCTCCGGTGCTCTGTATGGCGCATCACCCATCGTCATTCTGCGGGCCACGGCGTCGGTGTAAGCCTCGCCGACGGTCAGTTTTTCGGTAACGATGACGGTATGGCGTGTCATAATTTTGCACGCAAGCCACACGAGGCCAAGACCGATGTATCGGCGTACGAGATAAATCCTGCCCCGTTTGCGCGCAAACAGTTTCATCGCAACTCTATCACCTTGCCATTTACGTCCGTGTAATGAGTTATAGCCATAGGGCGCGGCCTGCATTCTTCAAGCCGCATATGCGCTTTTGCTATCATAATCTCTCGTGCCAGCTGCTTAAACTCATTCGCCACGCGCTTATGCTCATATATCGCCAGTGCGAGTCTTATCAACTCAATCAATAAATTCACGCTGCCATTGCCTCCTCTGCACGCCTCTCGCGCTCTGCATCTATGAGCCTGTCCATGTCGGTATCCACAACTCCTATGGACGGCGCGACTGTAAGCGAGCGGCATCGACAGTTGATGGTATTCTGTGCGCTTCCACGCGGGTCGCCGGGGTACATCATCTCTTCCCCGCCCACGATGTAGGCTTTATCTACAGGTATCGGATTGTCGCGATACCTGACGTGGGCTGCGAGGTGCGTGGCCCTGGTGCGCCCGTCGCCCGTCGCAACCCATCGCTTCATCAGGCCGGGCGCGACTTCGGCTGCCTGTAATTGCGTGCTGTGACCCGCCAGGTTGAACGTGCGGGTGAGTTCCGTGCGGACGATAGTCTCTGCGCGGGCCGCCACGCCGCTCACGACCTCCGGGCGATTACGCAGGCCCCACACACCGTCGCTCGCCTTTACGCCCAGCACCGTTGTAATTTCGCGCATTGCCTCGAAGGGACTGCGCTCGCCCAGGGTTGCAAGGCGAAGCTGAGTGTTGATTTTGCCGCGCAGGTCGTCGGTGATGTTCGTAACAAGGTCGGCAGAAAACCCCACGACGGCATTTACCTGCGCAGCCGACGGCTGGAAAAACGTGCCCATCTCGGGAGTGACGACGTCGGCAGCCGAGAGGGGGGCCACGACCGATCCCTCGCCCAGGGCATAGCCGTCGCGCAGATTGTTACCGAGCTGGCCGGTGAGCTGGCCGCCAAACTGCACTATCAGGTCATTGACGCGAGCCTGCAGTTCACGCAGACGAAAGATGTCAAAGCCGTCGACTTCGCCAAGGCGCTCCGATATGTCGCGGCGTAGCTGTTGGAGGAGCTCCACCATGCCCTTAACAGTGGTATCTTCCAGGGTCACGAATCGCCGCGCTATCTGCTCAAGCTCGTCAGCGTACAGCTCTTCAGGCGTTGGCATTGCCGTTACCTCTCTGCGCTTCCGCTACGCGTGCCGCGAAGGCCTCGTTGAGCGCCTCGCCGACCACGTCAGGTTCTGGCGCGATGTCGGTGAAATCGACTTCGATGCCTATGCCTATCTCCGAGAATATCTTTGCCCATACCTCAAGAACCTTCTCTGTCGGTATGCCCATATCGGCGGCTACTGCCAGGGCAGCTGCCACGTTGCGGGCCGCCTCAGACCACTCGCGCGTGTCGGAGGAGGTCATCTCCGGCATCTCGACCGTTATCGCCGTATCGGGGTCACCGTTCCACGTCCGCGCTATGCGTGCCTGGTCGCGCACGAAGGCGAGCATCTCCGTTATCATCCCCCCGACGGTGCCCTGGGCGGCCTGTAGTGATTTCCACGTCGGGTCACCCTGCGCCTGGGCGGTGGCGCGATTGGTGTCGTCGCCACTACCATACCAGTGCACGGGGATTCCCAGGCCGCCCAGGACGAAAGCCAGGAGAGTAGAGGAGGTTTCAACGGTACCTCGCTGCTTCAAGTCGGGCGTGTTGGGCACCCACTCTTCAGCCTCGTTGTGGATATTCGCGCCGCCTTTGGGTGGTACGCGGCGGGCAATCTCGCGGGCACGTGCCGTAACCTGGTCAGGTTCGAGGCCGCGCACGGTAACGTCCCACGCCCAGTAATTGAGCTGCTGCTCGCGGTCTGCAAGCGCGAACAGCACGCTGTCAATCTGGTCGAGCCAGTCGGAGGCGGCAAGCAGGTCACTATAGCCGCGTGGCTGATTGCTCATGGCGTTTACGCCGTAATAGAGGCACGAGCCGGTGTAATCCGCCAGCCCGCAATCTTTGAGCATCTCAAGCTCCCACGGCTGTATGTTGCTTTGCTTTGCCGTGACGAGCGCATCGCCATATACACCGGTTATCATGCCGCCGTTGTCTTCGTAGCCCTCGTCGGCACGAACGATGCGATAGGCACGCTTGCCGTAGTGTTGCGTGACATTTTCGGAGGGTTTAAGCACGACGGCCCACCTCTCCAGCGCGTTTTCGGGATGCTGTACGACGCTGTGTACGCTGTCGGGGCCGATGTAGCCCAGGCGTACCGCGCCGTCGCTTTCACGCACAAAGACGGGATATATCTGCTCGCCCAGGAGGAAGAGCTGGCACGTAAACTCGCGGATGCGTGTCTCCATCTTATTTGTCTTCCAGAACGAGTCGAGTATCTGCTGTAAATCCTCGTCCTCGGTGCGGATGGCGAGGCCGCGTCCGACGATGTGGTCGGTCTTAATCTGGATGTAACGGCGTGCTACGGGGTTGGAATACCACAGGTCAAGGGCCGTGTTGAGTATGCGCCCGTAGGGCAGGCCGGTAATGCCCATAGCAGGAGCACCGGCGACGGTATAGCCATACCCACCCTTTGCTATGTCACCACTTGCCGGGTCGTCGTTGCCGTCGTCGTATCCATGTACATACGACTCTGTGGCGCGGCGCGTGGCGTCGACTGCGGGTACGCCACCCAGGGCGGTTATGATGCGGTCGCGCAGCAGCTCTCTTATCGTTGCCATATGCGGCTCCTTTGCCTGCCGGTATACCGCGCCGGGTCGATTGCTATCGTCTCGCCTGCCGGTATAGGAGGGGAGGGGGCGATGTAGTGTGCCAGCACGACGGCCTCGCCCCTGTCGGGCGAGCGGTTCAGCCTTGCCTTGATGTCGTCCTTTTCCTCCACGGTAATGCCGCCGGTGGTGACGCGGTAGCGGGGAGCGGTCAGGTCGGCAAGCAGTTGCCGGTCTGGCGGCAGTGCTATGTCATCCCCGCCGACCGGGTCCAGGGTCTCGCGCAACGCCCACCACGCCTCTGCACGTATGTTCCTCATTGCGAATAGCCCTGATTTATCCGTCGCGCTGCTGCCTGCTGCGAAATTGACACCCCTGACGCGCGTCAGGATTTCTTTCGTGTGGTCGTAGACGCTACTGCCAATGCCTATGACGTCGATGTTGATTGCCGGATTGCCCTCGCAGTCGGCTGCCAGAAGCGCAGCGGTTATGAGTGCCGCGCCTGCTTTGCCGTCCGGGGCATCGGTCGCTGGCTTTGCTATGACGTCCGAGAACCAGGTGCCATAGCGGAGGCACATGGCAAATTCGTCTTTACCGCCACGTGAAGGGTCAACACCCATAGCGTCGCAGAGATTCGTGGGCGGCTCCGGCGTCCATCGTTCCTGCGCCGCTTTCACCCATTTCGTCGGTATTACCTGATATTCGTGGTCGTCTACACTGAGACTGAAATCGCCATAGAGGAGCTGGCTGCGGAGGGGTTCCGGTGCGGATTGGAGGCGGGCGCGGTAATCGTCCCCGAGGTATGGGTTGTCGTCCAGGCTGGCGGGAATGAATGTACGGGAGGTGGGGATAATCTCCTCCCCGTCGTGGTCTATAGGGTCGGGGTCGCCCACCTCGACGCTCTCGCCGTCAATCGTGGCGAAATAGCGCAGTTCGCCCGGCATTGCAGGATTCGGGTGTTTTTCGTCAAGCCACGGTCCCCAGTAATCAATTACCCATCGCCCGTCTGAGTGCATGGGCGGGTTGCCGGCGGCGATAACGCGGCATCGCTGGCCTGGAATGATTGAGCGATTCCAGCGGATGACGAAATCGTACTGGCTCGCGGTGAACTCCGTAATCTCGTCAAAGCCTATAAGGTCGTGCGGGCGACCCATCCAGTTGTATTTGTCTGCCTCGTACTGGATGCTGCCGAATTCAAGGGAGCGGCCACCAGGAAGGTCGCGCCAGACGTGCTCGTGGCCGTTGTAGCGTCCGCGAGAGCCGATAAGCTCGCGGCTGCGGTCTATGATGCCCCTTGCGCCGGTCATCTGGCGATATTCCCGGCGGAAGATGACGGCGTCGGTATGGAGCGAGAGAGCGCAGCCGAGCAGCAGGTCCGTTTTACCGCCGCCTGCCTGGCCGCCGTAAAACAGCTCGTCTGCATTGCTGAGCATCGCACGCCACTGGGGTGCGGATTGCGGTGCCCACAGCGCGGTGCCGCCAAAAACGCTCTCAACGTAATTTTGCTGCGAGCGTGTCAGCGAGTGCAGATATTGCTCTATCTCGCTCTTCATCGCTGATGTTGACCTCCCGGTGCTCAATAGGGCCGCCGTCCGGCCCGCTAATTTCGTGCCGCTCGACATTGTCGCCGTATTCGGTACGAAGCTCGTCGGTGACCATGCGAAGTGCGGAAGTGACGTCTTTGTGGCGGGCATCGGCGGGGTCGAGCTTATCGAGTGCCTTGATGATGTGGTCGCGATATTGCTCAAGTGACGCGATGCGCTTTTTACGGTCTGCGATTGCGGCTTCCCTGATGGCCGCAAATTCGGCGGTTCGCTCCAGCTCATCGTATCGGGCGACGCGGGCCTGCCAGGCGTAGCGTTCAGACCATGTAAACAGCGTGCGCTCTCGTGAAGAGGGCGGCTTTGCTGCCGCTTCGCCGTCCAGTCGCTGACGATACC